ACTAAGCAAGCTCCAGTTCAAGCCGGGAATCAACCGAGAGGGCACCAACTACTCTAACGAAGGGGGTTGGTTTGACGGAGATAAGATCCGTTTTAAGTCTGGCTATGTAGAGCGCATTGGTGGGTGGGACCGAGTAGCGACGACAACCTTTGAGGGTAGCTGTCGCAATATGCTAGACTTTGTTACTCTCGCTTCCGATAACTTCTTGTTTATGGGTACGCACAAGAAAGCATACCTGGAGGACGGTGGTACATATAACGATATAACCCCGCTTCGCACGACCTTGACCCTCGGATCTAATCCCATCACGACAGGAACAGCAGGATCAGGAACTATAACAGTAACAGCAAACTCTCACGGATCTGATGTGGGGGACTTTGTTACATTGGCTGGAGCCACTGCTGTAGATGGAATAACTGCTGCTCAAATAAACCAAAACTTTGAGATATTAACGGTGGCTTCTAATGGTAATTCGTTCACTGTAAACACAGGTGGGGCAGCATCATCTGGTTCAACTGCGGGTGGGGGTGGTTCTGTTACAGCCGCTATGGAAATAAGCATTGGCCTTGATACAACGCTATTAGGTAATGGTTGGAGTGCAGGAACTTGGGGCCGTTTTACTTGGGGATCTGGTGCAGGGTCGTTAGCTGGGCAAAACCTACGTCTTTGGTTTTCTGACTCGTGGGGCGAGGATCTTGTGGCTAACTTAGTGGATGGAAGCCTTTATTACTGGGATGCCACAAACGGTAAGACTACTAGATTGGCGGAGTTAAGCACTGTATCTGGGGCGTCTAACGTTCCAACGACTGTTCGAAGAGTCATGGTATCTGATACAGACAGACACGTCCTGTGTTTTGGGTCTAACCCTTTAGGCAGTGCCACATTTGATCCATTGTTAATTCGTTGGTCTAGTCAAGAAAGCGTTCTGGATTGGACTCCTACAGCTACAAACACGGCGGGGGATCTTAGGTTATCTCAAGGATCTGAGATTGTTACAGCCATTCGAACAACGCGACAAATTCTTGTATTTACAGAAAACAGTTTGCACAGCGTACAATTTATCGGGCCTCCGTATACGTTTGGTACAGCAATCATAGGTACAAACGTTCGTATTGCAGGTCCTAATACGGCTATTAGTGTAAACGATTTAGTATTCTGGATGGGTCAGGAAAACTTTTACATGTATGATGGTCGAATAAATCCTCTACCGTGTAGTGTTCGACAGTATGTGTTTGATGACATTAACCGACAGCAATCATTTAAGTTCTTTGCTGGGAGCCTATCGAGCAACTCAGAGGTTTGGTGGTATTACTGTTCCGCAGGGAGCACCGAGGTGGATCGGTATGTAATTTACAATTACCTAGAAAAGACTTGGTATTACGGTACTCTTGCAAGAACAGCTTGGAACGACAGGGCTTCGGGTTCTAGATTATATCCACAGGCTCCAGGAACAGACGGCATTCTTTACAACCACGAGTTTGGTTTGGATGATGGAAGTCAGACTCCTGCTATACCTGTCAATGCTTTTATTCAGTCTTCGGACTTCGACATTGGCGACGGGCAACAGTTCATGTTAATTAACAGGGTGCTTCCGGATTTAAACTTTGAGTCGTCTACGGCAACAATACCACAGGTTACATTTAGTATGGGCGCACGAAACTTTAGTGGAAGTGCAGCGGGTCAAGGTAGCGTAAGCGGTAATGTGGTTCGTTCGTCTGTTGTTTCAGGAACAGATAACTACACAGATCAAGTACAAATGCGATTGCGCGGACGACAAGTTAATCTAAAGGTTGAGAGCGATACAACAGGAGTTAAATGGAGGCTGGGTGCACCTAGATTAGATGCTAGACCAGACGGTCGTCGATGAGTAAAAAGATTATTCGATCTATCATTCCGATTGCTCCGCTTCAGTATGACTCTGCATATGTGAATCAATTAGCGCGGTCCTTGGACAACTTTATTGATGAGTCCCGTAACCCAATTGTAAACATCCCAAACATGCCGACAGTGGGTGCGGCGAATATATTAGAGGTAGGAGACTTGTACGAAGCTAATGGGTTTGTAAAAATCAAACGTGCAGGTGATGTATTTTCAGGTTCCTCTCAGGCTGCAACAGCAGTAGGAACAGTAACGGTGGTGATTTCATGACAGACATACTTATTATGCCAGACGGAAGCAGGTGGAAACCTTCTTCAAGTTCTGATACAGTGGAATGTGTAAACTGTGATAACGCAGTGGACACGCCAGAAGAGATTGCTTCTTATCCAGATGGAAACTGCCCAGATTGTGGTGAGTCATGGACAGGAAGCGAAAAGCGCAGTACAACTATTGTAGTAACTATGCCTGAACAGATTTCAGGAGGATCGGGTTAATGGCTGAAGACAGACAAGGTTATTTTCTTGGAGGCATAATAAGCAGCCTAGTAGGTAAGGCTCTCTTACCTAAAATCCTTGGTGGTATAGCTGGGACGCTTGTTTTAAATAAGTTATTTGGATCTAAAGGTGGTGATGACGGGGAGAGTAAAGAAGAACGACTTGCAAGGTTTAATGAAGCTCCTAAAACTACAGATCCATTAAAAAATCTGTACAAGTCAAAGTATATTGACCCAGAAACAATGGAAGCTCCTCAGTTCGACACGCCAGAAGAGCTACTTGCATATGATAGAGATTATTTAGAAAAGTATGGAGATCCATTACAGGTGAGAAAACCATACACTATGACAGCGGCAACTGGTGGTATGATGGAAAGTGGTATTGGGGGCTTGATCCAAGGTCCTGGAAACGTGATTAGTGATTCAATACCTGGTGGTATTATGCAGAACGGTAATAAGGTAGAAGAGATTTTAGTATCTAACGGTGAAGTTATTTTGTCAGGAAAAGATTTGGCGGGATTAGATCCAGATGGTAACATGGAAAGAGCGGGTATGAGATTAGGTGGCGCAGCCAATGGTACTCGTGGTGCAGAAGCGGCAAGAATGTTCGCTGAAGTTAATAAAGCATAGAAGGGTAAGACTATGGCAGAAACAACATCCACACAGATATCGGACTTACCCGAATACCAGAAACAATATCTACAAGAAATTTTACAACGGGCACAGGCTTTAGGAAAACAATCCTATACGCTTCCAGAATATCAAGTTGCTGGTCGTACACCCATACAGCAGTCCGCCACTGATCTAGCGACACAAGGCATTGGATCATACATGCCTATGTTACAGGCAGGGGAGAAAGCTACGTCTGCGGGTATTGCTGCCACAGAAAGTTTATTAGATCCAAACGCTGCGATGGCGTACATGAATCCTTATCAGCAAGCTGTAATTGATCAGTCTATGGCAGACATAGACCGTGCTGGGCAAATGCAAAAAACACAGGCGGCGGCTCGTGCTGTTGGAGCGGGAGCCTTTGGTGGATCTCGTGAGGGCATTGAACGAGCGGAGATCGGACGTAACATCTTGGATCAACAAGCTCGAACAGCTTCTGGTTTAAGACAGCAAGGTTTTGCTCAAGCACAGCAACAGCAATTACAAAGAGCACAGGCGGCGGCGCAAGGTCTGGGTAGCTTGGGTATGCAACAGGCCAAACTTGGCGAGGCGTTCCAAGGCATGAACATCAACGACATTAATATGTTATCTGCGATTGGCGGTCAGGAACAGCAGCAGCGTCAGAAAGAATTAGACGCGGCAAGACAGACACAGTATCAGAATGTCATGCAGCCGTATCAACAGCTTGGATTTTACTCAGACATATTCCAAGGTATGCCAACGTCTCAGAGTGTGTTTACATCACAGCAGACTCCAGATCCTAGCATGTTGTCACAAATTGGCGGACTTGGTATGGGGCTATATAGTCTCGGCAAAACCTTTTCTTAGGAGAGTAGACATGAATGTAATGAACCGCAAAATGTTTGCTAATCGGAATGCTCGTCGGAGACTGGCAAACATGGGCGGTATAATGACATCCTCTCCGGAGCTTATGCAAGCAGCGCAGACTTATCAAGTTGGTGGTAACGTTGGTTCCCCTACAAGTTCTCTTCTAAAAACCGTTGAGCTTAATGGTGTAAGATATAAAGTATATACAGATGGGCGTGTTACTCCAGACTTCGGCCCTGGCATTCCCACACAACCGATGGACCCAAACAACGCAAGTCAAGCAAATTTAATTGAAGAATTAAAAGTGTTACCTGATATTTCCGTTTCTCAGGAAATGGGATCTACAACACAGGACATGGCCTTACAGTCAATCATGGATCGGGCGGGAGATCTAACAGGTAGAGAACAAGCAGCCGCATCTTTGGAAGCATTGATTGCAACAAATAACATGGACAATCTAGATCCTCAGTTAGCTGGTCAACTACTGCCCCCTCCTATTGAAGAGGACAAAAGTTTTGGTCAGAAAGTAGGGGACTCTTTGAGATCTTTGCTCAAACCTATTGGAGACAAAGGAAAAGAAATTGGGCAACCTATAGGTGATAAACTAAAAGAGATTGGCGAACCCATAGGACCAGCCATGAGAGAAGGGTATGCTTCAGCTTATAGCAATCCTAATTTGTTGAGTGGTATTGTTACAGAAGTTCCTGAAATGCTCAATACTATGTTGACTGAATCTGATAAACTTCCAGTTTTTCCCCCAACAGAAGAGTACACTGAGAAAGTAAAGGAGGAAACTCCGAAGTTGATTTCCCCTGAATTACCTCCGCAGGTTTTTCCTCCAACAGATGAGTATACTAAAAAAATAACAGATGGAGACGCCGCCGCCGCAAGAGAATCAGGGATAGATCAACCTGCTTCGGTGGGGGGTGATAAAGAAGCTAGTATAGAAAACTTAGAAGCTACAGCCAATGACCCGAATGCATCGTCCGATCAACGTAGTTCTAATGTGTCTACTAAAGTTTTAACAGACGCTGGGTTCAAGGACGTGGGTAACATGTCCACAAAGCAGCGTGTTGCAGCATATCAAGAAATGTTCAAAGAGTTTCTTGGAGAGGGCGACGAGGATGCGAACGAGGAGAAGTGGCATAATCTAGCCATGATTGGATTTGCCATAGCCGCAGGACAAGACCCTAGTGCATTAGCAAACATCGCCAACGGTATGCTCGAGGGATCTAAGGTTATGAAAGGTGACCGAGCCGCTAGACGTAAGCGTGAAGATTCAATCACAAGCATGGCTATTGAACAGGTGTTCTCAGAAAAAGCAGCAGAAAGAGATGCTCAATTACGTAGGGATATTGCCGCAGCAAAAGGTGGCTCTGGTTTTAGAGATCCTCGTAGCCCAATAGATGCCTTCTTAAATGCCAAGAGTGATGCGGAAGATTTACTCAAAGATAATCGTTACCGTAGCATTTTGCTTAAACAAAACAACGTTGCTCCCGAAAATCAAGAAGCTTGGTTAGACCAATGGTCAACCAATAAAGCAATGACGACTGTTCAAAGTGCATACGGTAGCCAAACACCGGAGTTTGGTGGCACACAGACGCAAACAACTCCGACTGCAACAGATCTACCTACGGTAAGCACACAACAAGAATACGACGCACTCCCGCCTGGGTCTGAGTTTATTCAGAATGGACAGAAGCGTAAAAAACCCTAAAGGAGTTTCCAATGGCGGAAGAAAAACTGTTTGGAGTTCCTGTAGAAGAAACCCCACTATTTGGTGAGCCTGTAGAAGAAACCCCTGAAGCTAAACCAGAGGGAGAGTACGACCCAGAAGAGTACGAAGGTGTTCCTCAAGAGTTTTTTGAAGGCATCGCTTCTGGTGGTACGAAAGTAGTTCAAGGTGTCGTGGAACTTGGGGCGTTGCTTTCTGACGCAACTAGAGGAACTGATTATCACGAGGATGTGGTTGAGTCCTTTGAATCTTTTCGTGCAAGACTAGGTATAGATCCCAAAGGTATAGCAGGAGCTATTGGTGAAGTAGGAACTCAGTTTGTTGTTCCAGGTGTAGCCGCTGCTCGTGTGGTAGGTGGACTCAATGCTTTAGCTAAAGCAGGTAGGTTTAGCAAGACTGCGGCACAATTAGGTGCCGCTGGTGTAGCTGACGCTGTTGTTGCAACGAATGATACTATGACAATAGGAGATTTTTTTGACGGAGGTCCTACCAAGACAGGGGATTTGGTTGGTTTAGAGGCGGAAGAAAGAGCTATAGAAGGTTTGGCAAACAAACTCAAAGTTGGTTTTGAGGGTGCCGCAGGGGTTGTAGCTGCTCCTTTTATTATTCGTGGAGTAAGTGAAGTAGCGGGTAAAGGTGCTACAGCGGTGGGTCAAATACCCGGAGCTACCCAACTAGCAACGGGTGTGAAAGCTATAGGTAAGAAAATAGGTAGACCAATTGCCCAGATCGAAGAAGCTCGTCGAATGGGGGAAACACAAAGCCCTTTTAAAAATGGGGTTGCAGACGCACTGGCTACGCTTCGATACCGAGGTATCCTTCCACAGGAAGTTGCAGATTCCCGATCCTTAATTCCTGGATTGACTGAAGCTGAAGTTCGTGTCGCCAATAAACTCACTACACGGTTAGATCAAGAGATTGATAAGGTTGTTAAGATAGCCGCCAAGAACACAGAAGATTCTACTGCGCTTGCAAAGAGTGACGTGTTTAATACTATTGATAAATATTTAACTGACCCAGTGAGAGCAGAGAAAGCAAAGTTTTTAAAATCCTTGCCAAAAGCTTTACGACAGCCAGTGTCCAAAATGCGTACTCACCTTGATCAGTTGAGTCAACGTATTGTTGACAGTGATTTTATTAAGACCAATGACTTCTATGTAAAAGAAACCAAGAAGACCATATCTGAAACAATCAAGGGAAACCTTGGATCGTATCTAGCTCGTAGATATAGGGCACTTGAAGATCCTGCATTTAAACCATCTGATGAAACCCTACAAATGGCAGCGTCAAAGTTTAGAGAAGATCCTGTTGCAGTGCAGAATGAACTACAAAAGATAGCGGAAAGTGGTAAGAAGACTACAGCGGAGCTTGGTTTAGCTGATGATTTTAAACTTCTTGGACAAGTAACCGAGGAGCAAGCTCGTATTGCTCGTGATAATTTTCTTGAAACTTGGAAGAAAAGAGCAGTGTCTAAACCTGTCAAAGGTGTTAGTCGTGTTGCCGAGCAAAGGTTAAAAACAGGGCAGTTTATAAAACGTCAGAACATAAAGGATTATCAACGTGCGCTGGTTGGTGAGATTAAGAACCCATTAGAAAACTACGTTGCAACCGTTTCAAACATGGCAGAGTTCAATGCGGTGGATAATTATTTTGCAAACATCCGTAGGGTAGCGGAGCAAACTCCTGACGGTATAGGTAAAATCTTTCGTAAACCACCTGAAGGGGGTTTTTCTAAGACAGCAAAAGACACGCTCAACGAAGAAGGGTACGTGGTTCTCGGGTCTGGGAAGGGCAGTAGCAGAGCAGACAAGAGTGTTGAAGAAACTCTTGATACCTCTGGTTGGGGATCGTTGCATGGTTTTGCTGTACCAGAACGTGTATATCAAGATCTGACTCGTACGGTTGTGGGTGACACAGGTTGGATAGGTAATTCTTTACGTGCTACTTACTCTGGTTTTCTTAGAACCAAAGGTCTTACCCAGTACGGTAAAACTATTCTATCTCCTGTTACGCAGATACGAAACGTTACCACAGCTTCTGCATTTGCAGCGGCACAAGGAAACATTGGTAAAGGTGCAAACCTTTATGAGTCCGTACGTCTTGTCTTTGAGAATCTTAGAAGACTTCCAGCGGAAAAACTTGCACAAGAATATGCCGACCTACAGAGGCTCGGTATTGTAAACAGTCAGGCTGAATTACGGGAGCTACAAGAACTTGTGCGTAAGGGTTTTGGTTTTGCTGACGATGTAGATGGGGCAGTAACAAAAGGTTTTGGCTCAAAGATCTCTGAACTTCCAGTTATAAGATGGTCAAAGAAAGCCGAAGCTTTATATCAAGGTGGCGATGATATTTGGAAGGTATATAACTTTGTCTTCGAACAAAACAAATTACGCAATGCTTTAGGTAATATGTCGGATGAAGGTCGAGCAAGCTATGTTGCTAGAAAAGGTGGTAACATAAATGAGCTAGACAAGTTAATAAAAGAAGAGTCCGCAAGTATTGTTCGTAACAACGTGCCAAATTACAACTTAGCTCCCGAAGCTATTAAATCATTGCGTCGTGCTCCTGTCGGTAACTTCATAGCCTTTCCATATGAGATCATTCGAACAGGGATGAACACGATTGCTCGAGGTATTGACGAACTTGCAGATGCAAACGTTGAGATTCAAAAGATTGGGTTGCGTAGGCTGACAGGTGCAGCAACGACGTTTGCGGTTTTACCCATGGGGTTATCCGCTTTAGGTTACGCTGTATCTGGAGTCAGTCGAGAAGAAATGAAATCGTACCAACGGTCTTTGGCTGCTCCTTGGGAAAAGAATGCTCGTCTAATTCCAACAGGTCGTCATGAAGATGGCACACCTCAGTATGTCAACTTTAGTTACTCCAACCCCTATGACATGTTAGAACGCACAGCTATCTCTGCTCTCAATGCTTTCCAACGAGGAGAACTAGAAGGTAGGTCAACCACTAGACTGGTATCTGATGCAGCGTTTGCTTCTCTTGGGGAACTGATCTCTCCATTTACAGAAGAGTCCATGGCTCTTGCTGCTTTCAGAGACGTGCTAGATCCTGAAGCAGAAAACCCGCTTATGAAAACGTTAGGGCAAATTGGTCGTGGCGGTAAGACGGTTACAGGAGCCAAGATCTATAACCCTGAAGATAGTGTTGGAGATAAATTAGGTAAGTCTTTCAATCACATAGTTGATACAATTCTTCCATCTATAGTTCCTTTGGACGAAAGCGGTGGAAGGCTTGAGCCTAGCCGTTTCGCTCGAGGTTTTATAAATGATTTAAATCTCAACGAGACACTAGGTATAAAAGAAGAAGATCGAATGGGACGTGTTCGAGACCTGTCTCAAGAACTAGCCAGAGCCTTCACAGGTATTACAGAGTCCGATTCACAAGCTAGTCAGGGTTTGAAATACAAAGGATACGAGTTTGCAAAAGCAAGGCAGGATGCTTCAAACATATTCAACTCTTTGGCTCGTCGTCCCAATGTAACAAAAGAACAATTGCTTGAGGCATACAAAGATGCAAACGAAGCAAGGTTCAGAGCATACAATAGATTTTACAACACCATGAAAGATGTTGAAAGTTTAGGATTAGACGATTCTGAAATAATGCGGATTCTAAAAGAAGCAAACGTAAGTGGTGTAGATGCTTTGTCCGTTGGAATATACGAACCCTTTGAGGTTAGTAAGTCCGTTCTAGACAACATGGCGATAAATGGAACTCTGGATGAAGTTCCTTGGAGTGAGATCACAGATCTGATGAGCGATTCTATGGACAGAAGTTTTTTTAGGGACGAAGAGCCTACAGAGCAACCCGATCCTGTGATAAAACAAGAACCTGGTTTGTTTGGAGTTCCTGTCCAAGAAGAAATAAAACTATTTGGACTTCCTGTGGATGAGTCTGCTAGACTTCCTGTGGCTCCTGCACCAGCACCAGCACCAAAACCAAAAACTCCAAAACAGGTTCAGGAAAAACAAAGAACTGTATTGGGTACAGCAAGCAATCCTGCGACAGCGTTAGCCGATCTCTTGATCTCTCAGGGATCTACAGGTTAATCCTCAATCTCAATCCTAACGCCTTTGCCTCCGAACATTCTAACCAGTTCGTCAGCCGATCCCTCTGTTTCCTTTAGGAGATCTTCATCACCGACCAGTGCAGCTAGGTCAATGGCCCAACCCACAAAGTCCATGAGTGATTCGACCTGCATTGGATGCATGTCTCTCAGTCCAAGTGTTTTCATATCTGGTTCAATCATTCTACTTCTCCCCAATCTGGTTTAATATCTACGTCAATTCTGGAAGGGACCTTGAGTGGCACCCCCGTTTCCATAATCTCTTTGATCTTTCCTACCTGATCTTGGTTCTCTATGTTAAAGCATAACTCATCATGAACCGTGAGCATAGGAATAAGTCCCTCGTTGTAACAATCAAGCATCGCCTTCTTTGTTTGGTCGGCTGCTGATCCTTGGATTAATCTGTTCAGTGCCTTGTATGTAAAGGCCCGTCTAATCTGTTTTCCATATTCCTTCTGTGCTTCCCCGTGAGGTAGGGGTTTGCCTACTCCGAAGGTGACAGGTTCATAAAGGTGAAACCTGCACTTACGGCCCAGTAGAGTGCGTATCTGACCGTTGTCTGATGCCTGTTTAGTAGCTAAGTCAGCCAGTCCTTTAACAAACGGCACCTTGTCCCTGTGTTGTCTGATCAAACTCTTCGCATCATCCGCAGGTATGCCTAGCTGATCTGCTAACTTTGCTACGCCCATACCGTACATGATGCCAAGGTTCACGGTCTTCGCTTGCTTTCTCGTAATCCCTGCTAGATCTGCCACCATCTGATGGAGATCCACGTCCCCTGTATTGAACTCATCCACGATGTTATCAACCACAGCATGTCGTAGATGTGTGGGTACGGACGCTGCAAAGTGCACCAGTAACCTCGGCTCTTGGCTAGAGTAATCGAATGATCCCCACTGGCAACCGTCCTCCGGTATAAACAAACCACGAATCATCTTCTTGATGTCGGGATCTCGCGCAGGAATTTGCTGTAAGTTTGGGTTGGAAGATGAAAATCTACCAGTAACCGTGCCCCCTTCGTCTCTTCGTGTGGAGTGTAACTCAGTATGTATCCGTCCGTTGTGCTCGTGGCGCAGTATGCTATCGATAAACGTAGAGTCTGCCTTATCGAACTCACGTAGTTTAACCAAAGCCTGACAAACCTTTGATGGGTGATCGATCAAAAACGATTTGGTAAACGATGGCGCACCCTTTTCTGTGGTCAGGTATTCCATATCCATCTTATCAAACATCTTTTGGATAGAAGCAGAAGCCCAGATGTCTACCTTCATCCCTGCTTCCTTTTCGATAAACGAACGTAGCTCCTTGGTCTTGGCGCGAATTATCTTCTTGTTCTTGTCTGCCTTGTCGAGATCCACACGCACACCGTTGGTTCTCATGTCCAACATGCAGGGTATAAGATCCGTCTCTACATTCCAGATGTGCCAGAGTTCTTGCTCCTCGAGTTGTACCTTCAGCGCATCCCATAGTTTAAGCGTAGCAACTGCGTCTTGCTCGGCATAGGCACCCACATACTTAGGCGGTAGCTTGTACATCTCTGCCTTTGGATCTACGCCCCACTCCTTGGCTGCTGCCTGTAGGAGTTTCTCATCCTTTCGAAGCTGTACGAAGTCTCGAGCCATTGCATCTAGACCAAAGGACCAACGGTTTTCGTCTACCAATGCGCCAGTAATCATCGTGTCGATGATCCTGCCCTGTATCTCTATGCCCTCGGCCCTCATCCAACCTGCATCGTAGGTTGCATTGTGCATGATCACGTTCATGTCAGGCACAGCCATCTGTTTCTTCAACCACTTGAGTGTGAACTTTGGATCTAGATTGTGTGAGTTCTCATGACGAATAGGGAAGTACCCTTTGTATTCCCCTGCTGCCACAGCTATGCCAATGATGTGACCGTCCTTACGTGCCCAACCTGGCCCCAATGTTTTTATATTAGGATCGTAGGTCTCAAGATCTACAGCCACATCTTTGTAGCCTGTCAGGTCTGGATACTCTGGCGGTATGTTCCAGTCCTTGTCTATTAGATCTAGTTCCCCTTTGATCTGATGGTGTAATGCGCTGCCAAACAGGTTTACCTGCATATTATTTCTCCTCAATGAACTCCGCACCCAAGGCGGTGTATCCTGCTTTATCGATCCACGAATCCTCGTGGTTTATTGTTTCTATTAGTCTGCTCGTTTTTACCCAGTCCATCATCAACGTAACATGGGCCGGGGTTATCTGACCGTGTTTCTTTATGGCTCCTTCTATTATTATATTCCATCCATCGGCTATGCGTTGGTGATTTTCGTATGCATCACCGTAGTCCTTGGCCCTGTCACCATGGATTAGTTTTGCTGCTGTCTCTAAAACCTGTTGGCGTTTCATTGTATTGTTTGCTCCTCTTCCTCATTCGGAAAATAGAACAAAGAAAAAGAACCACACTTCGGGCAAGAGAAATTTGATACCATAAGGAACTCATCCTCCTCCGTGTCGTGATCACCACCCTGAATCATCTGTTCTCCGCAGTATAAACATTTCATATCGTGTACCTGTAATTTGTTTTTGCTTGTAGTAAGTAGAGACAATGTCTTGCTCTGGTTATACCAACGTAGAACGCTCGATGCTCATCGTCGGGGTAATCGCTTTCGCTGCATGCTTTGGTCGTTCCTAGATACACCAAACAGTTGTCATCCTCACCACCCTTCATAGCATGGAAAGTAGACAGGTTGATTCTAGGTTCCGACAGCAAGTCATCTCCGCGTCTTGCCATAGCTGCAATGTAATCTTGTTCCACTGATCCAACACGTAGGACTTCGTATCCACTATGCTCTGCTCCTACCAGTAGCCCATACTCTTTTTGCAACTCCTCCATCGTTAACTCTGCATCAGGAGCCAACACATCTAACCTCTGTGTAAACCCACGTTTAACCACTGCGTTCTGTCCCTGCTTGGGTACAGACGAATACAGATCCTTGATCCTTTGTAGCCCCACCTTCTTGTCCTGACACAGATCACTCCATGTAAACAGATTAGAAACCAGTTTGTTTGAGATACTTGGCCTACCCTTGATAGAAAACTTAAATCCCATCTCCTTGATTTTCTTCGCCATGTCATGGACAAACCCATTGGTTCGAGCCATCAAAGTCCACGACCCTTCGTGCAGAGGTGCATCCTCGAGGTGGTATATCCACTCGACAAGTCCCTCTTCTTCCCGAGGTTTGAATACTTTCAAATGCCGATCATCAATCCTGTTCGCAACAATCTTTGCTAGGTTATGCACAGAACTTGGGATTCTATACGATTGATCCAACACCTCTATGTTATCCGTACATTTGTTGAACAGTTGTACATCCACCCCTGTCCATCGGTGGATCGCTTGGTCATCGTCCCCTGCAATAAACACCTGATCAGCATGCTCCGCTATCTTCGACACCATCTCCCACTGCATTGGGGTAAAGTCTTGAGCCTCATCAACAAACAGATAGTCCAAACTCGGTGGCTCCCCGACCTGAATGTACTTGTCAATCATGTCCACGTAGTCGAACTTGTTTGTGGATCGTTTGTATTCCTCAATCTGATTGTGTAGTTGTAACAACTTAGGGTAATGAAGGGATCTATCAGCAGCTTCATTGTACTCCTGATCCAAAGTTACCATGCGTAAACGTGCACGGCCCACCATCTGTAAGTAGTCGGCTCCCGATCCACCAATCGATGGCACTGCTAAACCATCATCAAGTGCATTCGACATCCTACCTTCGAACGTCAGCCCTACATCACGGCCCACGTTGTCGTAGTCTTCCTTGTTCATGATGTCCGTTACCTGTAAACCCAAACCCCTGAACCCAAACGAATGGCTCGTCCGCATAAACGGAAAGTCTTTTGGCTCTAACTGAAACTCAGCGCAAGCACGAGTTACCATCTCCTCAATAGCCTTACGTGTAAAAGATATAACTCCAATGCGAGAAGGACTTGTGCCTCGGTCCAACGCACCACGGATCTCCTCAATCAAACGGTAGGTCTTACCGCAGCCAGGTGGCCCCAAGATTAATTTAGCTTTCGGGATCATATTCTTTTCCCCTTGGTCTGGTGTTAACCCAGTCCTCAATCTCTGTCAGAACCCAACGGCTCGAGGACCTTTTGTTTGTCTCGTCTCCCAAGACAATAGGTTTCGGAAAGTCTCCGGTCTGCGATAATTTATATATGTAGGATTTCGATACGCCTAACATCTCGGCGACCTCACCCACTCGCAGCAGTCGATTAGAATGGGATTTCATTGCTATACTCCTTTACAGGTAATTCTATTTCTTCCTCTTCGAACGCAGGGACAAACCAACAACGCACGTTTGTTCTTACTTCACCCTTTGGCCCACGCTTAACTATGTTTTGTTTTGTTGAGTCTCCCCCCAAGTCTCGTATCATCTGAGTTATCTGTCCCCGACTTGTAATGTTAAACCGTCTGTTGTGTAAGAACTCGAGTAGTCCTTCCAGTTTAAACTTGGTGGTTCCTGCATCTGTCCAAGGCTTATTCATTAGGATCTCTTCCGGTGCCATGGCTCTGATGTTACTTGTGCAGTATGTTTCTAGCAGATCTTTGAACTGTCCCGATATAGTAAGTTCATCTGGCACATCGATGTACGTTGCCTGATTCATTAAACTATTGACCATCTGCTGCCACTTCTGTGGCTTGGTAGTCGGTGGCATGAACATACATTGCTCCATGCATGCACGTTGCCAAAGCATTTGATTCTGCAACTGCTCTGTCGAAAGCTGTATCCTTGTGCCGTTCACATCCATGAAATACAGACGTGGTTCGGACAGCATGATCGTTAGCCCCCCAACCTGTGGTGCATCCGGTGCATCTTGACCTATACCGAACTTAGCCAACACACACATAGACGGATCGCAGTACGACTTGAACGGCTCTTCCTTACAAGTGTACCCCCAGTCTTTCTTCTCATGCTGTTTGATTACGGTCTGCACCTCTGAGGATGGAAGGGGCGGAGAGAATAACGTTCGGTTGTATTCCTCCAGAGACGATTGCCAACTGTCTGGAAACTTCTTCTTGCAGTACACACCCATAAAAAACAGAAGCTTGTTCCTTGGCTCTGACAAAGGTCCGTCTGAAAACAAGTGCCGTAAGCAAGGAGGTCCATCTTCGAAATGATTCCTCACAGTTTGTGTGGCTCGTATAGCTTCCAAGTCAGATAGGTTTACTCTGTTCTTGTCCACTGCATCCAGGAACTCATCCAGTTCCATCGCTTCTATTTTCTTATTGTAGCAAAACCTTTGTGGCATTTCAGCATCAAAGTACGGCATGTTAATAAAGTTACCAACATCTCCACGCTCGGCTATGATCTTGTCTTGCTTTGGAAATATCTCACACCCGCTGTGACCCAAGAGTATGGACATCTCTGTCAGATACTCACGAATAATAGCAGCAGGTTCCCAGTCTTTTAGGAACACATACAAATGTGCACCCCCCGATTTAGATCGGCAATGTAATAAGGGGAGATCCAACTTGCGGATCTTCTCCTGTAATTCTTTGTGGTTAAGATCGTAGACATCTACATCGATGGCCCCAAACTTACACATGTTGTCTTCGTTAATCGGGATGGCCCCGACACCTTGCTTGCCGTCGATGTGCCCTTGCACAATCTCCTCAGTCAGTGGCTCCCGAACGATCCTACTCTTGCCTTCGGCCTTACCGTCACGTCCCACTCGACCAACGGTAGTCGTTCCATGTGCCGCTGCTGCACCCATATAGGCAGCAAGCAATCTTTTTGCTTGTGACATTTACTGCTCCTGTGAATTAAAGGGAGAGCAAGTGGACTACCTCACCCTCCCAAGGCTGCTTAAAACGGTATTTCTTCTCCGTCGTTATCAGAAGAACTAGAGGTGGAGTCACCATGATCTTCTGGTGCAGCTTTCACTTCACCTGCGGCTACACTGTCACGAAATGACTTAGCCTCAAGCAGTAGTTCTCGGTTCTCTAACAAACCGATCTTTTCGATAGCGTAGTTGAACCACGTACCTTGGTCGTTCGACTCTTCGACAGTGGTAAATTTCCACTGAGTACCAAACAAAGGTGGCGTAACCAACTGACCAGTCTTTGGATGCTTAACCTTTTGCATCGCAATCTGTGTCTTCCAACGACGGCTGACCTTCAACTGGCTAGACTTCATGTCCACCACAACAGGTTGAAAAGAACCCTCGTCATCCACAATCAAGCAGTAATGCTGATCTGATTTTACCAATTCGTTTCCGCTTGGTAGGATTTCCTTTGCGCCTTGGCGCTCGGTCTTTGTCAAAACTGGATCAGTCGCGGCAATCTCCCCACGAAACCCACCGCCTTGTTCACGCGGTGTGAACTCAAGGTACTTGGTAGTTTGAAAACATGGGACAATTGAAACACCGTCATCCCCTGTCCAGAACTGCTTAGTCACAGTGTTAAACATATCGCCCTGCTCTGAGCCATCAATGTACTCAGCCTCACGCTTCTTTAACTGTGGTGACATAGCTTGCAGGATACGAACGAACGGGATCTGCATCTCCGAACTATCATATGCTGCGCCTTCCCCCGCAAATTCAAAGATGTCATCCATGACATCGGTAGAAACTGCGGTCTCTTTTTTATTTGCAACTGCATTAGCCATCTTTATTTCCTCCTTAACTGTGCTGCATTTGAAATGAATGCCCCGAACATATCGAGGTCAATAGGTTTACCATCCGTTACTCTCTCCCTTACAAAAGCTTTGAGTGTGGATGGATGCACATGGGTCTTGGTTGCAGGGTCGAATCCTGCGTCTTGTAAGATAGCAATCACATTCTTTGCGCTGTTATCTTGACCCTTGCCGAATGAACAGGTGACATCGTTCTTTATAATATCATCGCATCCATTCTCACGCAGCCATGAATAGGCTTCGTCTTTCCGATCCTTCGGGATCGAAGCACTGACAATCATCTTGCGCTCAACAGTAAGACCGTCTACGTCGAGACGCTCTACCCCCATTTCATCCATGAGTGCAGGAATGTTTTCTACAGAGAGCCTATGCTTCTCTTGCTTCAGTGCCTTTACGTGGTTCTCTGCGTCCTCGATTTGATTCTCGACGTTGCGGAGATTTCGAACCAGTTGACTTAATTGTTTTCCGGTTCCAGTATCGACTGACGACAAGGCTGTCGATTCGTCAAACATGTCTTCAAATATATCGTTCATAAGTTTTTCCTCTTCAGGGTTGATTTATATGGTAGCCTCGTGCTATCCACATAGAGGACAATAGTGGAGATATATGATGACTGTCAACTACAAATTTAAAATAAAACCATTTGATCACCAGATCACGGCACTCGAACGTGGGTGGCAAAGACCAGAGTTCGGACTGTTCATGGAGATGGGGACTGGTAAATCAAAAGTTCTGATCGACAACTTAGGTATGCTGTACCAAGAAGGGGAGATAAACTTTGCTTTAATCATCGCACCAAAGGGTGTGTATAGGAACTGGACCTCCAAAGAAATACCAGAGCATATGTCAGACGACATACCTCATCGAGTAATCCGATGGGTGGCCTCACCAAACAAAACCCAACAGGCAGAGATGCGATCCGTTGGTGAAGCATTCGAGGGACTTACAATCTTTGTAATGAACGTCGAATCTTTTTCCTCGGTCAAAGGTAGAACCGCAGGGGAATGGATGGGTCGTACGTTTGGACGAAATGGATTGATTGCTATCGACGAATCAACAACGATCAAGAACCATAAAGCCAAACGTACCAAAGCACTAATGAAGATAGCGTCGGCCTTCAAGTACAAAAGACTACTGACGGGTTCTCCTGTAACTAAAAGCCCGATGGATTTATATTCGCAGTGTGAGTTCCTAAGACCCGGTCTCCTGGGTTACGATTCCTTCTACGCATTCCAAGGCAGATATGCAGTGGTGCAAAGAAAAACTATGGGTAGCCACGCTTTCCAACAGATCGTGGGCTTTCGAAACCTTGACGAACTGACGTTCAAGATAGATCAGTTCTCCTATCGTGTATTGAAACAAGACTGTCTGGATCTACCGGACAAGATCTATACCGTGCGATACGTTGGTCTGACCAAAGAACAACGAGATATGTACAACTCAATCAAGCAACACGCTCTCGTTATGTTGGACGATGGTGAACTGTCCACGGCTCCCGCTGTCATCACGCAGATGCTCCGGTTGCAACAGATCCTATCGGGACATCTCAAGACTGACGAAGGTGATACAGTATACTTTGATTCGAAACGTATGGATGCATTGAAAGAGATCCTAGAGGAGCACGATGGTAAAGCAATCATTTGGTCACGCTTTCGATACGACATCCAACAGATCACCAAGATGCTGAACGAAACCTTCGGGCAAGGATGTGCTGCCTCATACTACGGTGATACGTCCGACGACGAAAGACAAAGGGCTGTCAATGATTTTCAAAACAGTGAACACCTGAAGTTCTTTGTCGGCAATCCATCCACCGCAGGATACGGACTGACTTTGACTGAAGCCAATCTTGTGATATACTATGCCAATGACTTCAATCTCGAAACACGGGCACAGTCTGAGGATCGTGCTCACAGGATTGGACAAAAGAATAACGTAACCTACGTTGATCTAATATCTGAAGGCACAATCGACGAGCGTATTGTCAAGTCCCTTCAATCAAAGATAGACATAGGTGCAAAAGTATTAGGTGAAGAGGCTAGAGAATGGCTGACATTGACCCCAAAGATATAACCAAGATCCTCGAGGAGCGTAGCGTCGGCTACGCTTCCGAACAAACCGCAGCAAAAGAAATCGCAGAACTAACTGGACTTGATCCAGATGTAGCTAAAGCTTTCTCTCGAGGATGGTCACGCATGACCGCTGCCCAGGTGCGAGGCTACAAAAAATCTAACAAGAAAAAAAATTGACCCCGACGTTGCAGTGCGAAACCTAACCAGTCAGGGTCCAGTGAGACAGTAAGACACAGGAAAAGAGTCTTACTTAATCCGAGGCAAGCCACAGGCTGTGGACTTACTCGAGCAGTGTTTACTATTATATCATGCAGGTTGCCGTTCGGCAACAGCTTTCCGAATAATCACAGAGAGTTGTCGAGCCATGGACCTTTGCTCCCGCTCCGCTAAAGTTCGAAGCATGTCATGATCCTCTTTAAGCAGTCCAACATTCTGAAACTGTACTTTATCTTTTTCATTTAATTTTTTACGAGGCATAGTCCCCTCCAGTTGTAGTGTATTTGTATTGGACTTATACAGCAGCAATAATCTATTTGCAAGTTATTCCTCGTCGAAGCATTTAATGCAACGCCAAGGTATATCGTCTCGTTTGTCTGAGTAATTTGGTATGCAATGGGCCTCGACCTCATCGCCCTCCTCCAAATTAGTTCTGTCCACTAGCCGCTTGCTAAAGAATACAGCGTCACCTTCCTCGTTCACACCAAATGCGCTACCAGAATATGTCTTTGCTTCTATTAACACCAACATCCTTTGTGTTTCGAAACTCTTTTGTGTCTCAAAATTTTGGCTCATAGATAATCCCATTCTCTTCTTGCTCCTTGTAATAATTGAGTTCTTGTAAAAGGACCTCGATCCTTGGATCTTGTTGGTCCTCCCATTCTATATCGTCAATCTGCTTCTGCGTTTTCTTTATCAGATCGCTGATCAAATCTATGCTCATCTTCTTTCTCCCATGGTGCTTCCTTCAAAGACACCTCTTGTTTTCCATATGCAAGCTTACGTCTGTACCCCTGCCATTCCTTTTGCAACTCCGTCCATCGACCCATGTGTATCACCCTGCCCAAGATTTTCTTCTGTGTTCTATTACAATACCATGTTCTTTTAAGGCTTCAACATAATCGTCTAACTCTTCCATCGCCGCCCACAACTCTCGTTCTATTCCAGGTCGAGGATCTTTTCGTCCCTTTTCGTCCTGTAAATTATCTACCTGTCTTTTTAACCACTTGAGTTGTGCAGCTTGGAACATACTCAACTGCTCGTTTCCCATATCACTCCTCCTTGTTGGGTCTTAACTTCGGTTTAATTAATCTCGATACTCGGTCCGTTGTCTGACATGTCATCATGATGTCGTTGCCATAGAGGTCGTACAGATGGTTATAAATCCCATCTGCACTCCCACTATTCATAGCCGAAGCACAATGCTTCTCACTTCGAAACCAAACAGCCGTCTCAATCTCCTGATCTTGTACCGTGTACGCAATCACCATCGCTGTAAAGTATTCGATCATGCAACATCCTTTGTTTTTTCATCATCACGTCGCTCTCTAAGCAATCTAATATTAGCATGATATCTTTCTAAACTCGGTTTGCTTAAAATAAAATCTTCTAGTCTCTTGTGAAAAGTCGGATCAAAGTCTGGATCATTTACGACCATATACGGAACCCACAATGTCATCACGCAACATCCTCTTCGACACCACGTAGAGTCTGCGCTACATCTTCAAACCCACTTAGATCAATCCCGATGTTCTCTGCACACCCTCGGTATCTTGATAACCAAGATGCCAAAGCTGTCGCTGCTTGTCTACGAAGTTCTTGCTGCGAACCCTCATCATCAGGATCAAACCGCTCGTAGCCTCCGCCCTTCCTGCGTAAATTCACAGGACTTATAAACGTAGGATATTCCCTCACGGTTATGTTAACCACTTGATCCTCGGGGTCCGAGTCTTGAACCACGATCCTCAGTCCACTTGCCATCTGACGAGCCAACTGAATGCGATGCTGCTGTGCAGCTTCCGCATCGTCCATACCATAGAACCAGTCGTATGCTTCATGGTCAGGATAATCTCTTAACCAATCCACAAACTCCCTTGGTATAAACATATTGCGGCCTGACGCCGCTAAGTATTCGTCAATAATTCTTTGACGTTCTTTCTTTGGAAATCCAGCCATACTTTATCCTCCTATAATAGCTGTTTAATTGACCGCCTTAACTGACCAAGTCACACCGCGCCGTACCCGACCCCGACTCGACCGCCAAACCTCTTCTAAACACAACAGATCGCAACAAGCCTGAACTCTACACGCCACAACTCGACCGCCAAACCTCGCCATAGCCTGACATATCATGCATCGCCTCAACACGACCGCCTTAACAAACCTTGACCCAACGCAACCCGACACACACCGCCGTACCCAACCTAGACCGACTTAACTTACCTGACCTACCACGCCCCGCCTGAACTAACCCACCAGGACCGCCCTAACTTGACCGACCGCACCTAAACAAAACCGATCTTAACATAACTCGACCGACTGACCATACCAATCCATAACACAACTAAAGCTGCCATAACTCAACTCGACCGCCCGAACACAACAAGCCCCGCCTGAACTCACGCTACCGAACCACGACCGCCTAGCCCTGACTGACCCCGACATAACGTACCGAAACATATCGCAACATACCGAAACACGACCGACTAACCTTGACCAAATGAAAGGGGCATTGCTGCCCCGATCTTTATTCTGCGGCAATAAGAGTGATGTCTCTTCGTGCTCGTTCTTCTTGAATGAAATCCATCAACTGAGCCGTCTGTTCATCGGCATACTCTGGATTGTCCAAGGATTCTTTCTGTGCCTCGCGACCTTCGAGCATCAATTCATCCCAAAGTTCTTGGTGTCCGCCCATGCTGTCCTCAGTCACCACATCGAAACAACCAAACGAACCTTTACCTTTTTCCTGACGGAAGTCTCCGATACCAACAATCGATCCTGCGTTCGTCAACAAAGACACAATCGAATACGCACTGAGCGTCGGTTGAACGTAGGTTATGTCAACCTCCGCACACCAACGTGGCAAGTATGCCCTCGTCCGCATGTCTGGTGTCTTGTTCATGTCCGCTGATCGAACCACATCAATCTTCAACTGAGGCTTGCCCCAAATCTGGATGTGTGTTTCTGGTAAAAAGATCAGGCGTTGTACACTAGACTTCGTAATGCCGTCTGTTTCCAAGGCCGCTGTCGCCATCGCCTGTTTAACTCCAGGTGCAGGGAAACATAACAGTGTTTCATCTTTAGGTTTTCTGTAGACGCTGTCGCGAAACTCTTCCTCTGGATTGTGCTTGATCTCTTTCTTCTGTGCGGCTGTCTTCTTGCCGCCTCCCACAAGTAAATCACGCATGGCTTTTGAACTCATGCTGTTAAAATACATCGGGGTTGTCCCAATCATCCGTAATGTAACTTTACCCGTTTTAAGTGGTTGAATTTCTAAAGCTGTTGCTTCTATTTTTTTAGTTGCCATTGGTTCTCTCCTTTTGTTGGCTTCTAATTGAAAGTAAATTGTGTATGACACGCAAGTAATATGCGTGTCAAGTTTTTATTTGACAACTTCCCAAACGCTTTCTTTTTTTGCGTCTATTCCAGTG